GGTGTCGCCATCGGAGCTCGCAAGAGCTTCTTACCTGATCTTCCTTAAAAGGAGGTAGGAATGCGTGAAAGGAGTAGAGTTCGTCCCAAGTATGTAGCTTTATTTGACGGTACATCAAGCACATTTCCAACGCTTGATCATCCGTTTTATAAACTTCATCCCGATGACTATGTACATGTTATGACAGATGTCGGTAACCAACCCGATAGTAGGCGTTTTAAGCCTTGTACGAGTATTAAGAAACTTGTATCGTGGCGTAACATGAAGAAAGTGGATTGGAATCCAACTTTCGATTATGTCTTCGAGCCAGCTTGTGCACTAAGTGCGGCTGGTTGGGATGTAGCCATGCAGCAAATAATCACTGCTGCATTGGCACAGGCAGACATTAAACAGTTAAACGCAGAGGCTTATATTACTATGAAGCCAACGCTGAAAACTGATTTGTCCCTGTCGAACTTCTTGCTTGAGATCACTTCCATCAAGAGCTTGTTCAAATTATGGGAACGAGGAGCTTCTAAAATTAAGAATGTCTCCTCCGCCCACTTGAATCATCAGTTCGGGTGGAAGCCACTCATTTCCGATTTAAAGGTCATGGGTGGAGATCTCTGGAATTGGCGTGAGCGGCTTAAGGATTATAAGAGTCGCATGGGTCAACCCCACACGTCCCATTTCTATAAGAATCTGGGTAGCCTTAGCGGTGCTTTTGTACTAGGTAGTAAATACCTTTCACATTATAGCTATGAAATCAAAGATATACATTTCAATGCTACGATGAAGTACATTTACACCGTTCCCAAAATTAACAGCGAGTACGTTGATGTACGAGCTGTTTTAGACTCAGCTGGTTTGAAGTTCACTCCAGCAGTTGTCTGGGAAGCTATTCCATTTTCTTTTGCCGCCGATTGGTTTTTAGGCATTGGACCCTATTTAGAATCTAGGGAAACCGACTATTTAGACTCAGTGGTCTATATAGTAGATTACTGTTGGTCGGTACGTTTCGATGCTTTTATCGAAGTAGGTGCAAGTTGCCCAGAATATGGGTGTACTACACCTTTTGAGCACTTACGTGCACAACTTCGGTATTATGACCGAAAAATCGGTACCCCCAATGCTAATGATTTTGGCATTACTGAGGCAGGTAAGTACGGCACTAAACAAACCGTGCTGTCCGCGGCGCTGCTAGGCAGTAGACGTCGTTAATGTTACTATTGAAAACTTAATAACATAACCCCTAATGAAAGGAGTACATCATGCTACCTGATCCCCTAACAACTTATAAAGACTTAGGTCTATCTTCCGCTGTCGTTTATAACTTAATCGAGAGCGGAGTCAAACGCACTGTTCGTTCTGCTGAGGGCTTAGCCCTCGGCTTACCATGGAATTTAACTATTTCCCATCAACAAACAGGGAAAAACATGGATGCGCGAGATAGGCATTTGATACGCCTTGATCGCACATACGAAGATAGCGATTCTGATGACGGTGTTATCACCGGATCAGTCTACGCTGTAATTGATGCGCCTCGTAGGATCTTCACTTCAACCGAGCTGTACGAGATGTGGATCGAGATCCACAACATCTTAACGATGAACTCGAATGCTTGGTTATTGGATATCCTCGAGAACCAAAGTTAAAAGGGGCCGTACGTTCCAGGTTTAAAGCCATGATGGCTCAACGGAGGTTTATTGCATGAAAAAACATGCTACTCCTGAAAAGCCGTTTGACTATGTCAATTTCATGACAACTCTAGTACGTACAGAAATGGTGCCGCGTTACGCTAGCGAGTCCAAAAGGTGGTTGCGGAGTTTTGATCGAGATATTGAAACGATCGAATTCCGCACTCGCCACGAGGGCGAGGCCTTCCTAACGAAAACTTTACCAGTACTAGGTAAAGCCCTTGATAGGGCCCTAGTTACTGGAAACCTTCTAACACCTCGGCAATTTAAGAAAAAGCCTGGGTGCAAGATTCCCGCATTCTTGCAGGTGATCTTTTTGGTTGTTTTCGAGAAAGATGGTCGTATCCGTAAGGACGTTAACGTTAATGCGGTGAGGGATCTACGGCAGATATGTTTCCTGCTGTACAAACGTGAGGAGCAACTTGATGAAAAACAGTATGATAAATCTATTACTGAGTTCACTCAAGTGGACCGGGAACTTTATCCTGTTTTTAATAGGAAAATGTTCACTGCAAAAGAGGGATTTATTCTCTCTTCTGCTCGCGATCTGCTGCGTGACCTTTTCCGTGACCTTGGTGATATACGTGACGTATGTAAACCTCGGCACGGACCTGGTGCTGTAGCGTCGGGTGAAATCATGTGGGAGAAAATGGAGTTTAAGCGCAAGTTTAGTGCTTTACACCAGGTTCTCCCATACTATGAATTCTTTATTCCCAACGCTATGGAACTCGCCAATCAAGTCAAATGGTATAAGAGCCTTATTGAGGACGACAGTCCTACGGCTCGAATTGTTTGTGTACCAAAAGACTCGAGAGGCCCCCGCGTTATATCTATGGAACCACTTGAAATACAGTGGGCCCAACAAGGTGTAGCGCGTGTTTTGGTGGAACATATAGAAAAACACCACCTGACACGGGGGCACGTCAATTTCCAATCACAAGAAGTAAATCGGGAATTGGCGTTGCGAGGGTCAATCGAGGGTGATGAAACAATAGTTACCCTTGATATGCAGCAAGCCTCGGATCGTATTTCCCTCTGGTTGGTCAAATTATTATTCTTTGATACTCCCATTTGGAAGTACCTCCAAGGTACGAGATCAGTGGCTACCGAGCTTCCATGCGGTAAAATCTTTCCGCTTAGGAAATTCGCTCCGATGGGTTCAGCTTTATGCTTTCCCATTGAGTCGCTGGTCCACTGGGCACTTTGTGTGTCTACCCTCAACGTGTGTAGCAAAATAGGCCTAAAGGAGGCCTGTAAAGCTGTATACGTCTTCGGCGATGACATCGTCATCAGAGGCCAAAACCATCAGCCTCTTTTTGACCATTTCCCCTCTTTTCAACTTAAGTTTAATGAGGAGAAATGTTGCACACAAGGCCAGTTTCGAGAGTCTTGTGGAATGGATGCTTATCGGGGAGAGTGTGTGACTATCACGAAAGTGAAAAAGCCCTTTCCTACAACCCCGAAGCACGCACGGCGCTACGTTGCTTGGTTGGATTATGCAAATAATCTGGCCGAGCTCGGCTATCTGAACTTCTCAATCGAGATCGTGAGATCTCTAGTTCGAGTATTTGGGAAAATCCCTATTACTCGAGCAAGGGAAGCAGACTGCCCGGGATATACCAATCCTGGGTTTCTCCCCGCTGACTTGGACGTTAATCACAAGTTTAAGCGGCGCTGGAATAAATCTTTGCAGCGTATGGAGTATAAAGTCAAGATGGTAGTACCGGTGAGAGTTAAATCTCCCGACTGCGCCTCCACTGGAGAGTATTTTCGATCTCTCCTGTCGGTGGAACGGAGTCCTTTCCTCTCCCCCTTCCCAATTGAAGAATTGGCGAAGGTTACCTTCCCTACCAAAGGGTCGGTTACGATGGCCAGTATTACAAAGGCCGAAAAGCGGAGAAAGGATGAGGTCCTCCAGACCGGCGTGTACTCGATCCCCCAACGAGTAAAATTTATGTGGGGGTGGAGCCCT